CACCGTCGGAAGTCGCCACCGATGTTTCCTGTGCGCAATCGAAAGCGTACCAATCTGTCAGACCGTTACCCGCAAAGGTGATCTGACCAGACGTTACAGTAGCAAGCCCCGCAGATACAAGGGTCGCATCAAATGCACGAACCTTAATCTGTGCCACGCCACCATTGCTGTCGTTACAGTCAATCGTGAATGAATTTAAAATGCTGTTTGAACAAGGCATTGTTTTATTGTGTTAAAGGGGAGGCGTCACACCTCCCCGTTATACATTCTGTTTACTACGCTGTTGCGAATGATACCACCTGATCAGGGAACATCCATCCAGTAGTGAAGCGGTATGTTTCAGTCGAGTACAATTTCTTGTCCTTCTTCTCATACCACACCATTGAATCGTTGATGTCCGATACAAGGTCAGTTCCCAAATACGCCTGTGCTTTGTTGAAAGTCAGGATTCGGTTTTTGAACATCGCAGGAAGTGCGCTGTTGTTGTCTGCGTTCAATCCCGGTACGCCAACGATACGCTGACCTGTTCCCGGCATTTGCAGCTCATAACGCGGTGTAGAACCGTCGTATTTGTAGTGGAACATATTCGCGTTCGTCAATGCGATAACCAATTTATCGAAAGTGTCCTCACCGCATACGGTTACTGTGTCTGTCTGACGACGCAGGTCAGAAGGCGTTGCCAACCATACGTTATTGAAGATCGTGATCACGTTTGAAGTAGTGATAGACGTGTGAGAGGTTCCCGCTACTGTCTGTGAATTCACATATCCGCCCGCAGTTTCGAGTGACTGCAAAAGACCGTTGAACTGCTTATAGTCTGTGTTTGATCCGCCCTGTGTCTTAGAAGACTGCCACATTGCGATCTCGAATTTCTTCGTAACGCGTGCGTCTTTGTCTTCCATTACGGTGTTCATGAATTCAGACGTTGCAGCGTTTTCATCCATGTTAGCACCTGCACGAAGATACTTCTGAGTAAACTTAGTGCGAAGGGTATCAAAACACCATTCGTTTTCAATTCCGAATGTGTCAACTGTCAGCGTAATATCTGCGAAAGTACCACCGTCGCCAGATGAGTTTTGAGCCGAACAACCACTGAGCGCCTGAAATACAGGGTCAGAAGTCATGTACGGAATCTTCTCCGAATACTTGATACCTTCGTAAACGGTTACAAGCGGAATAGATACCGCACCGAAAACGATCTTACGTTTAATGTCCGAACGACCCTCTACGGTGTAGTTAGACAATGATGATACTGTGAAACTTGCCATTGTTTATTGTTGTTTGTGTTTGTTAGTGATTGAATGCTCTTTTTCTGTGTTCGATTACTTCTTCCTCGAAAGTCTTAACCTTCGGGGTTTCTTTTTCAAACTTTACAGGCTCTTGCGGTGCTTCACCGAGTTCTGTTACCGCCTGATTGAGTTTTTCGATTGTCGCTGAAAACTTCGCTTTGTCCGCTTTCAGTTCCGCATTTTCCTGTTCGATTGCTGCGAACTTTGTAACGAGATCAGCAACCTGTGTTTTCAGTGCTTCGATTTCCGCTACCTTCTCGAAGATCATTTCCTTCTCAATGCGCTCGATTATCTGTGAAGGGTTTGGAGCGGTTGTTGCTGCGGGTGCTGCCGCTGTTGCATCCTGACCCATTTCCTGTTCAGTAGTCGCTGCGGGCGCTTTTACCTCCGCTACCGTGCCACCTGCTACGGTGAACACTGTACCGTCTTCTAGTGTGTACTCCCCGTCAGGAAGTGGCGCTTCACCTGCTTCGGTCATAACCATAACGGGTACACCCTGTGCGAGTGCTTCCCCTTCGATGCTTACCATTGTTCCGTCCGCGAGTTTCGCGTCCATGAACTTTTGCTTTTCTCCGAATGTTGCAAAAGCTTCTTTCAGCTTTGCCGCAAACGTCTGGATTTTCTCTTTTGTGATTTCCATACCTTTAAAGACGTTGTGTGATTATTTTGTTGATTTAATGATACTATCCAATGTTTCGATCAGTTCCGCGACGTGATCCGTCTGAGGCTTATGTGAGGCGAATATGTAGTCAACCATCATCTCCATACTGAACCCTTTGTACTCCCCTGACTTTACCTTTGCCCACAGTTCGTCAGATTCAACATAGTAAGAATGCAACCACGTTCCGTCAGCGTATTGCTGCTTCAACGCAACGGGCGCTTGTGTGCCACGCTGTGAATCAACGATAATGGATTCAATAAGGTATATTCCGTCGGGCTGTTGTGAGCGTTCGTGCATTTCGTTAACTGAGTTGTAACGGTTGCCTTTTGCCCAGTCACGCACGAACAATTCAATATCTTCTTTGGTGAAGTAAACGTAATGTTCCCCGCGCTTTTCGTCACGTCTGTAAATCTTAAAGTCAGGGATCATTACCGCCCCTGTGATAATACGACGGTCTGAATCGGTCACTTCAAACTTAATCGGCTGCGATTCTTTGAACGCCACAAAGTTTGATTCAATGGCGGGGCTGTCTACTAATGCCGTGAAAATTTCCTCCGCGTCCGTTTCTTTGTCTGTGATCGTAAGCCGATACACTGGCAGATTACCTTCCATGCAAATAAAGACACGGATTTTGTGATTTGTGGATTTTGTGTACCTTTGACCGTGTTTGCGTTGGTGATGGGAGTTCCACGCAACAGTAGGAAGGATGACCGCATCAGAAATGGTGCGGTTTTTTAATACCTGCTTCTTTCCTCAGCCGTCCTTACATTCGTGTTCGTATCGTTGATTTCCTGAACGCTGACATACATCGGGCGCATATCGTTGTTCTGATTGATAACCTGCCCTTGCTCATTGAGTAAGGTTGAAGGCTGTGTTGACGTTCCGACGTTCGGCTGTGTACTGAAATCCAACGAACCGCCACCACCGCCTCCCGATGCCGTAGCCGTTACAGAACCGCCCGAAGTGTCAACACGTAGGATTGCAGCGACACGTGCCAGACCCGAAGCAACGGCAACACCTGCCGCAATTGCAGCGCGTATAGGCGCATCAAGTGACGGAACGGACATCTGTGAAGCATACGCCTTTTGAGCGGCTACATAGGTGTCTATTAACGTTAATGATGCCGATATAGCCTTCTGTGCTTTCGCGTTGTTTTTCATCAGCGAGGAAATAGCCTCCAATGTCTGCTTTGCCGAATCAATCGCAAGGCTGTAACGCATTTCGTCTAACTTCTTAGCTTTCTCCGCTGATGCTTTCTCCGCGTCGTCCTTTTCTTTCTGGCGTTTTAATTTTTCATTGCGATCATCCAGATACAACTTCATCCGTCTGCGCTGTGACGCTTCTTCCCGTTCGGCTCTATCTGCTTCGTCTTGATCGGCTGCTTCTTTCTGCTCAGCCATCAATTCAAGTTCACGCGCCCATGCTGCTTCGTTATCCGCTGCTTCCTGTTCACGTTGTGCCTTGCGTTCCTGATACGCTTTCTTTGAGTCCTCGCTTTTCTTCTGCGCTGACTTTTCTTCTTCGATGTCCAGAACCTTTAACTGATTCTGTAAGTCTTTCAGCGCCTCCTGCTGCTCTTTAATCTGATCAACGGCTTCCTGTGCGCGTTCTTTCTTATTAACAGCGATTGCCGCCTCTGCCTGATTCGTACCGTTAACAACGTCCGCAACACGGAGCAAAGATTCCCAAAGTGAATCGTTATTTTTCACCTCCTCGACCTTCAACATACTTACCCGTAGTGAAGATTGAGCCTCTGCGATTTGTGCCTCTATCAGTTTGCGCTTAACAGCAATAATTTGTTCTGTACTTGCTCCCTGCGCTGTGAGTAGTTCAATTTGACGATCGTATTCACGCGATAGTGTCGCTGTCGCTTCCTTTTGCTTTTCATATTCCCGTGTTGCTTTTGCCAGTTCTGAGTTAGCGTCTTGTTGCGCCTGATACACCTTATACACCGCAACGCTCAACGCTACCAACGCGGATGCTACGGCAATAATCGGGTTCGCCTTTACGGTATCATTGAACGCCTTAAATCCTTTCTTTAGCTTGTCAACGTCATTGATCGCCTGAGCAAAAGCCATAGCCGCCTGAACGCGCATCATAGCCTTCTGTGCGTCTTCGGATTCGATACCTAGCAAAGCCATTGAAGATGTTACCAACTGAACGCCCGTAGCCGCGCCCGTTGCCATTTGCTGCAACCCTTTGAACTGATCAGGATTTAGGGCGTTGATCTTCTCGTTCGCCTCTTCTACGCGGTCTTTCAGCCGTGCCGCTGCCGCTGCCAGTTTCTCGAATTCGGGCGTATCTTCCCCGACGGTTAACATCGCGGTTTTCAGTTCTTTCAACTGCTTACGAATCTCCCCGACTGAGTTTGCCGCGTTTGCGGTATTGATTACGACATCTAAATTAAGCTGTGCCATGTTATACTGTTCTGTAACCCATTACGGTTAATGTTGCCTGTAATACTGTATTAGACGCTGCAATCTCTGACCGTTGCATTAACTGAATAGTTCCTGCTGTGCCACCTACCGAAACAATCCAGAACGAATGAATTGGTGTATTAGTGTTGATAGCACGAACGCCCGTACTTGCACCCGTTGTTGTTGCGTCTGCTAGTTGCTCCGTACCACCTAACGCGCTTGCTGATGTGCTTACGACATTCTGTCCTATGATGGTCGCCCCCGTCGGAATATCCAACGCCAAACTAATGCCCGTTGTCGTTGCTGCGGTTTGATACGCCCCATTCAACGTAACCAGATACTTTGTATTTGCCAACGCGGAAAACGACATTCCAGATACGTTAGCAAACGCAGTCGTACTAACGGTGCTATTGCTTCCGAGTGTGGTGTACGTCCACTTATCAGCATATTGACTATGCGTATGTATAGCGTCTGCTTTACCTGCTAAATCAGATACAAGCCCCGTTACTTCGGATTGGGCGTGCGTGTGCGATGTGTTGGCTTTGCCATTCAATAGCGTCTGCAAATCAGACTGACTGCTGATTGACCCTCCGATACTTCCCCATGAAGCACCGCCACCACCGCCTACTGATGTTAGAAATGTCATTACGTTACAATGTATTGCGACCCCGTGTAAGTTAAGGTCAATGATTCATACTTATGATTCAGGTTAAATGTTGCTACTGAGTTATTATTAGAGTAAACGATATTCAATCCACCCCCTGCAACAGTTACCGTACTGCCAGTCATGTTGAATACCTGAATACGATCATTCACCGTTAACACCGTGCTATTTAATGTAAGCGTCAACAATCCTGAACAGTAGTACGTTCCTGCCTCGGTTATCGTAGCATTCGCTGTAATAAAGTAAACGTTACGCGATCCGAATGTGTACTTGTTCCCGTCTATCCATACCTCCCCGCTCCGTGTCACCGTAACATCATCTGATCGGATAACCACCGCCCCGATAACGTCAGGCTCGATAACAACACCCGAAGATGCCGCCACAAAGTTACGGGAAGCCTCAGAGCCTAGTGAGATATTGTACCCGAACACCGCGTTACCAATACCTCCGTTAATCTGTATGCGTTCACCGACAAACGCGTTATTTGCTCCGCTATTACCACCGTCACCGCGAGGAACAACGTCCACGTTCCCGTTCGTGTTGTTCAGGTACGATAACAGAGAATAGGTAGAAGCGGTAAATACTTCTCGATTCTTGATAAGTACGAATTCGCACTTCGTTACCTTGTTCTGTTCCGTGTTATAATCCTGAATCTTTAACAGCCTGTAATACTGCCCGTGAATAAAATACTGATCACGGAATGACAACCGCAAGATGTCCAAAGGTGTGAGGTAAAAGTACCCCGTCAACATCTTACTGTTTCGGTCTGTGATTTCCTCGATGTACTTGCGGTGGTAACGATTCCACAGGTTGCCGTCTGTGTAGTTGGTAGCCGTGTAATAAATCTCACGCGGGTTGGTAAAGTTCAGATCAAACGTAGGCAATGATACCGAATCCAAATGACCTGACTGAGGGTAGGTCGTTTCCGAGTAAGTTGTGGACGCTGTGATATAGTTCCACTGATATGTTGTAGCAACCGCACCCGTAGCAATTAAACGACGCATACCGCTCTTAATGCGCTTGCGGATATTACCGTTTTCTAGCGTGTAGATATGCGGATAGATGCGATCAGTAGTCGAATCCGATACCATTGGAGTAGAAGAGAATACAGACGTGTAAATGTTTTCATTCATCACGAAGTCATTCGTTACGTCATGCTTTTTCATCCCGTAACCTTCTGCCCATGTTTCTCGGTACTTCTTATTAAAGTAATCGTCCGAATCTTTCCACTGCAACACATACCGCTTAGCGTCCAATCCACCCATAGGAACAAGTTCCACAGGCTTTGACACGTCCAACTTATGCGACCAATCACGATTCTGACCTGACCCGTAAAAGTCCGTAGCGGTATCAATATAAACCTTCTGAGGATTCGTGCGGTCAGGCTCGATCATCAGGTTAAAGTCCTTGATAACGCTCATGAAGTAGTCCGACATCTTAATGTCATTAGGCAGCGCGGAGTTCATTGGAACTGTTGCACCTTCGACAATAGAAGCGTTACTGACTGAGTTAAAGAAGTTAGACGAACTGAGATTGAACTGTGCGTACTGCCAGCCAACGGGCGAACCGTTGCTGATAAACACGGGCGCTAAGTCCACCCAAACCGTATCACCTGCATTGCATAGTGTCGTTGGTGTTGTATGTGTGAATGTTACCGCTGATGAATTGTTGCCAGCTGATAATGATGCTACCTGATTTGGAATTAACTGTTGTGTTAAATAAGATATTGTTGCTCCTCGCTGTTGTTTAACTGTAACGACTAAATACGACGCTGCCACCCCTGAGAAGCTACCGCCAACCGCTGACCAATTAAATGAACCAGATACTTTGAATTCGTAATATCCTGCACTTACGCACGTGAACGTGT